TACCTAACTTCAAGAATCATAGCAAACCAAAAGCGGGTGCTAATACTTACGCACCGCTCCGAGCTATTAACGCAAGCGGGGGGAACTTTGGCAAGCTTTGGACTTGACCCAATCCATATAAAGCCTTCTTATAAACCCAAATCATTAAAAGGTAGTTTATACGTCGCAATGAACCAAACGCTCGTCAGACGCTTTAAAAAGCCTTTATACGCCCAATGGCTTGCAGAGGGTTTAGACGTGGTAATAGTAGACGAGTGCCACCGATGCGATTTTAACACTATCCTAGAAGCTTTACCAGATCATGTAATAGTTATAGGAGTAACGGCAACACCCGACCGAGTAGGAAACCAGCCACCGCTAAGCGACTTTTACACCGACATGGTAGAAGTTGCACAGGTCCAGAAGTTAATCGATTTAAACAAGCTAGCCCGACCGATAGCGTACGGTGTTACTTTAGACTTAAGCGGGGTAAAGACTAAAGGAAACGACTACGACAGTAACGACGTAGGGAATAGAATGGATAACATTAAGCTATACCATGGCGTATATGAAAACTATATGAAGTATACGCCTAATCAAAAGGCAATAGTATTTGCTAGCTCAATAGCTAGTAGTAAAACCCTAGTGGAAAGCCTTAAAGAGAAGGGGCTGCCCGCTCGCCACCTAGACGGAGAAACCTCAACCAAAGAAAGGCGTGAGACTTTACATTGGTTTAAGCACACCCCGAACGCTATCCTTTCAAATATGGGAATACTTACCGCTGGATTTGATGAGGTTACTATTCAGGTAGTAATTCTTTACCGAGCCACAAAGTCGCTATCTCTTTACTTGCAAATGGTAGGAAGGGGCAGCCGAACGCACGCGGGTAAAGATTCGTTTACTTATTTAGACTTTGGAAACAATGCAGCAACTCATGGCTTATGGGATCAAAACAGAATGTGGAGTTTAGAGAAGAAAAAGAAACGCAAGGGCTTAGGAGTTGCACCGATTAAAGAGTGCCCAAGTTGCGGGGCTTACCTTGCAGCGCAATCTAAGGAGTGCAATTACTGTGACCATGTATTCCCACCGACAAAGGAAGAGGAAGAGGAAGCGGTAATTGCTGAACTTAAATTGCTATCTTATGCACAAGTAAAGGAAGCGGCAAGCGATGCAAGTTTCCAGGAGCTGGAGCAATTAGCAAAGGCGAAAGGTTACAAGTCGGGGTGGATATTTCATCAACTAAGGACAAAGGGGCAACTTAAAGAATATGCTAAATACAAGGGTTATTCAAGTAAGTGGGTAAATTATCAGTTAAAAATTAGGAATTAACATTTTAATGTATTATTTTAGCGGCATGAAAAACATACAAGGAAAAGAAGAAAGTTTAAAACTCTTTAATGATAAAGGTGGTTTAATCTATGAATTTTATAAAGGTTTTTTTGGTCAGCACGCTGAATACACCTACGATGACAACGGTAATTGTTTAACTTTTAAAGAATCATCAGGTTACTGGGCTGAAAGAACTTACAACGATCAAGGCAATAAGTTAACTTATAAAAACTCTAAAGATGAATGGTCTGAAAGAACCTACGACGATCAAGGTAATGAATTAACCTATAAAAATTCTAACGGTGTATCAAGAACCTACGAAACACCCGAGTACACAATGGAAGAACTTACCGAAATGATAGGCAACTTTAAAATAAAGAAACAATGATAACAACAACAACCGCAATTTTAACAGTAGCATTTCTTTGCTACCAACTCGTAAGAGCAAACCTTATTTACAGCATTCGAATTGAATGGCTAACAGATGAAGACCCGAGATTTTTTAAGCACTCTTACGATTCTATGATCAACCCAAGTAAACAGAACTGGTACGGCTTTAGAGTTCCAAAAGATGACCACTACCTATAATGGAAGCGGGAGAGGATAGACTACAAGCAGAATCCTACCAATGGTTTCACAACACCTACCCAGAACTAAGGGGCTTGCTGAACTACAACTTTAACAATAGCCGCAACAAAATAGAAGGGGCTAAAAATAAAGCAATGGGGCTGCAAGCTGGACGCTCTGACATGGTTTTGTACCTCAAGGGCAAAGCCTTTATGATTGAATGGAAAACACCAAAGGGCAAGCAACAAGGCAAGCAAAAGGATTGGCAGCAGCTAATCGAGAAGCAAGGCTTTAGCTACTTCATAGTAATAAGCCTAGATGAATTTAAAAAACTAATACAAACACTATGCAGCAGCTTCACGAATTAGCCAAACTAGATACCTATTGGAGGAAGCTTGCTCTTAAAATGTGCGGGTGTGAAATCCTAGCAGACGATATAGTTCAGGATATGTACCTCAAAGTCGCAGGCAACCCACCACCGAAATGGAACAAGCGATACATATATCGGGTTCTTAATTCAGTTTTCATTGACCACATTAGAAAGCAAAGAGGGCGTATAAATATAGAGGATATAGAGCTAAGCTTTGACCCTAGCGAACACGACAACGACGACCTGGTTAACAAAGTTCAGAAGGGCATTTCATATTTAGATGAAGATGCGAAACTTGCAGTACTTACCAACATGGATAACACCGTAAGAGCTACGGCAAACAAGATGGGTTACAGTGCATATAAGCTATGGAGCAAGAACAAAGCAATCAAAGACGAGTTAAGAGAAGACAATAATTTAAAAGCAGCTTACGAGCTATTAAAAAAAGGGGAGTTATGATACCAAAAATAAAAAGGAGCCTTTCTGTATATGGATTTACAAAAGACCAACAAAAAATAATACTTAAAATTATAGCTAGTACAGTTTTAAACAGCTCTAATCAACCAAAAGATTTTTTAGAAAAGAAATGGACTAAGATATATAATGATACTTTTTAATATAGAGTTATGATACAAGCAAAAGAATTAAGGATAGGTAATTACTTAGATGCTGCGGGTGAAACAGAAATAGTTACAGAAATTTATGAAGATTATTTTTATACCAAATCATGTAAAAGTACATGGGCATTAATTAAACCCATCCCAATCACAAAAGAATGGCTTATTGATTTTGGGTGTCAATATATTGATGATCATGAATATATAATTAAAGATGATTTAATTTTAGAAAATGAATATACAGATAAAGGTGTATGGAATTTTTGTACAGAGCATTCGTGGATTACTGAAATCAAATACATCCACCAACTCCAAAACCTATACTTCGCAATCACTGGTAAGGAACTTATAAAACAAAAACCCGCATCAAATCGTTAATACATTACTATGGCAAAGAAGAAAGCAACACCGAGAAGTAAAGGACTAGGAGACACAATCGCAAAGGTTACAAAATGGGCTGGAATAGAGCCTTGTGAATCCTGCAAGAAACGACAGAATAAGCTCAACAAACTAATCTCTTACAACTCCGTAAAAGACGAGATGACAAAAGAGCAGTTTGACAAGTGGACTAACTGGCAAAAGAATTGGAACGGAACTAATTTAAAAGATGATGATATGACCTTGATAGAGGACATATATAATTCAGTTCGGTTAACCAATATAGCACCATGTAGGACCTGCACCGCTGCAAGTTGGAAGCAACTCATAAGCGCAATTAATATGATTGCGGATAAGTATAAATAAATTTAATTAGTTAAAGTATATTAAATATGGCAGACGGCAGAAAAAATAACGGTGGACACTCTACAAAGGGTCGTGCTGGTCGTCCACCAAAAGCAGATGAGTTAAAGATCAAAGAGCTAGGACTTTCGGCAATAGTATCAGAGTATGGAAGTGAAGAGGACTATTGGATACATATAGCAAGAGAATCAAAAGAAAGTATGCCTCACCTTAAAATGCTTACGGAGTATATCTACGGTAAGCCTAAAGAAACTAAGGACATTAAAGTTGAGCAAGTACCGATCGTAAATATGAACGAATGGAAGTAGTCGCACCAAATTTAACAGACTACCAAAAAGATATACTATTTTCCAAATCACGCTTTACCATAACAGAAGCCAGCACAAAGGCGGGGAAAACATACTCTCATATAATTTGGCTTTATGGTAAAGCTCACGAAAGGGAGGATTTAAGTAATCATAATTACTGGTGGGTTGCTCCAGTTTACAATCAGGCAAAGATAGCATTTAAAAGGTTACGCTCTTACCTTGCTCCTACTGGAATGTATAAATTCAATGAAAGCAATTTAATCATTCATTGTCCTAATGGTGCTGAAATACATTTCAAGTCTGCGGAAAAACCCGATAACCTTTATGGTGAGGATGTTTATGCCGCAGTGTTTGATGAAGCACCTAGAGCAAGACCAGAGAGCTGGTATGCTTTACGTTCTACTCTTTCAAGTACAGAAGCTCCATGCAAGTTAATAGGTAACTTCGGAGGCATTTCTAATTGGGTGCATAAGTTAAAAGTAAAAGCTATTGATGACCCTGAATATAGTTACTTCAAAGTTACTTGTTGGGATGCTATACGTGAAGGCATACTGAGCGAAAAAGAAGTAATACAAGCGCAAAAGGATTTGCCAGCTAAGATATTTAAAGAGCTTTACGAAGCTGAACCAAGTGAGGATGATGGGCAGTTAATTAGTAACGAAAGCATTGTAAAGCTATTTAGTAACACCCACATTGAAGGAGGTGTTAAATACATTACTGCTGACATTGCAAGACTAGGAAATGATAAGACAATCATATTTGTTTGGGATGGTTTAAAAGTGATTGATGTAATAAGTAGAGATGTAACAAGAGTTAATGAAAGCGTGGATTTGATTAACGAGCAAAAAAGAAAATGGAACGTAAACACTTCAAATATAATAGTTGATGAAGATGGCGTAGGTGGTGGTGTAGTTGATTATCTAAAGTGCGTAGGTTTTGTAAACAACTCAAAGCCTATTAAGGTTAAAGGGCAGCTTGAAAACTTTAGTAATTTAAAGGCTCAATGCTATTATAAATTAGCAGAGTTTATAAATAGAAATGAATTATATGTTAATTGTTCGGAGGATGTTGAAAGACTTTTAAGTGAAGAGCTTGAATGGGTGCGAATACCTAAAGAAGTCGATACAAGCAAAATAGCTTTAATGTCTAAAGATGAAGTCAAAAAGAATATAGGAAGGTCGCCAGATTATTCTGATGCTCTTATGATGCGCATATACTTTAATTTAAACCCACATAAAGGGCAATATTATGTTTAACGAAATCGAATACAAAGTAATGCAAGTGCGAAGGTATATTCAGGAGTTTAAAGGAGTGGATATACAAAACATAAACCTAAGCAATGGCGAGGATTTAGAAAAACTAAATTACGCCTATAAATACGCTCAACAATATTTTAACGAATGAAAGTGATCATACCAACAAGCCAAAGTGAAATCACACTAAGGCAGTACATAGAAGCACAAGACAAGCCAGAGCGGGAACAGATAGCTATCTACCTTAACCTTACACAAGAAGAGCTTAATCAAGTACCGCAGTCGGTATATGATGAAGCCTTGCAGCATATCAGTAAAGCTATGGAGGAGGAGCCTAAGCACGTGATGAGGTTTAAGATTGGCAGCACAGAATACGGAATGGTTCCTGACCTCAACGATATAGAGAGCGGGGCATTTGCAGATGCAGAAAACCACGCAACAGAATTGGATGGTGCGCATATATTCCTTAATGCTCTATATCGTCCTATAAAGCGTAAAGCGTCCGTTTTCTATTCTGTAAAGGGATATGATGCAAGGCGTGCCGTTTCGCTATTAGATGCTCCCTTATCGGTTTACACAAGCACCTTAGTTTTTTTTTACAATCTCGGCAAAGACTTAGGGATTTATATCCCGAGCTCTACGAAGTAAGCAGCTCAAAAGGCAATAGCGATATGATGCAAGGCTTCTCTTTAAAGTGGGGTTGGTATCATACGTTTGTGGTATGTGCAGCAGCCGAAAACAAAAGCAAAGAAGATGTAATGAAGATGAGCATTGGAGAGGTAATGTATCGTCTAAGCTACGAAAGCGATGTTATTAAAGTAAATAAGCGACCTGGTTAAAAACAAAACACCCTATATTTTCGTTAGTAATTTATGAATGGATACTACTTATTAATTGAATACATTAAGAGCTTAGCACTATCGGATAACGACTGTAACACATTTACAGAAGGCGACGAGCTAGGAGATGCAGACTTAAAAAGGCAATCAATTTACCCACTTATGCATTTGGTTGCTGATGGTGGTAACTTTGTGAATGGCGTAATTCAATTTGATTTAGAACTGTTTGCGCTTGATCAATTTGATGAGCAATTACAGAATGACCCCGACGTGTTTAATACTCAGCTATACGTCTTAAAACGCATCTACAACAAGCTAAGCATAAGCGATGGCATATCATTACTAGGCGAAGGAGCTATCCAGAAAGTGGAGCGTAAGGAAAACAATCTCATAGGCTGGTCTCTTACTTTGCAGGTAGAGGTTGCTGATGATGTAATGAGGTTTTGTTAGAAGTCAAAAAAATACTAGATAAGTTTGGTAAGCGATTAGTTCAGGCGTCTCGCAGTAGTTTAACGCAAAAGAAAGTCAAAGCATCTGGAGAGCTTTACAAGTCGATTAGCTATGATTTAAAAGTAAGCCCTAACTCCTTTGAATTTAGTTTTGG